TAGCAGGTTTACGTTTAGGTTTAGGTTTTTGTTCTTGTACCGGTGCCACTTCTTCAACTTTTGTTTCTACTTTTGCATGTACAAATTTAGGTTCATCCATTGATTCAATAGTAACAATAGGTTTAGCAGGTTCACAGACATATGGTGCTGTCATTGCTTGATGTACAACTTCAGCCTTCTCTTCTTTCTCAACGTCTACTGGTTTTGGTTGTTCAACATGCTTTGGTTTAAGTTTGAACATATTAAAAAATTTACCTAACATCTTTAATCCCTTCTATAAGTGCCTCTAGTTCTTTGAATTCAGCAACTTCTTCTGGAAGTGATTGGTTGTACTGAATTTTAGCCATTTTACGAATAATCTTCTTTGGTATCTTCAACTCATCATTTGCAAGAGCAATGATATCAGCCATCGATTGTGCTGTAGACTTTTGATTAGTCATAGCAACAACCAATTCATCAACGTAACCTTTGAGTGACCTCAATTGCTTTTCATCGAAGTCACCAAACAATGTTGTTACCTTATCTACCATATTACACCTTACTTTCTTTCGACTCAAAGGCAATCCAATATTGAATGTCTTCTGTTGTGTGCTTAAAATGTCCAAGGCCTTTGAATGAGATTTGAACGTTATATGAACCAGGAATCAACTTTAGATTTTCTGTCTTAAATACAACACGATATTGTTTACCATTTGCCACACCACTAACATGAATTGAATTGGTGTGTTGTGCGTCATCATTAGCATCAAATGTAACAATATTAATTGTTTCACCATCAGACTCAACAGCAACGTGAGGTGATGACAATACGCTTGCAGCTCTCATAATCTCTGCAAGATCCAAGTCTGTCAATGTAAATTCACAATCTGCATGATTCAAACTAATTGTCTTATCTGGAGGAGTAACAATCATATTCTTGGCAGTCATACGATATTTAATCTTACTACGGTCGCCTTTGAAGATAACATTCGATTCATCAAATTCCAATTCAACGCCATTCTTAAACATAGAATGCACGGATAAGAATTGATTCAAATCATACACACAGAAATCCTGTGGAATATCATCTTTGATTGTGGCCTGTGCAAGTACAGTTTTACCTGAGGACACAGTAGACAATTTGTTACCTTTTTTGAATTCAATACCTTGATTGATTCCAGAAAAGTTTTTTAACACACTTAGTGTTTCGTTTGAAAGTTTCATTTCACATCTCCATCATTTAAAGAATACATTATATCATGTTCATACAGAAACATCAAGCAACACATAGCATGTGCCAAGTGATGTTTACCAGATTCTGCATCAATTTGTTCGCCTTCTTTCCAAGCCCAAATATGCCTCTGTAAGGCATCAAAGTATCTACGCTTAGAATCTGGCACTTTTTGCCAATTATCTCTCTCATACTTCTGAGCACCAAAGGTCAACACATCTACTGTTGCCTTTAGTGCCAAAGGAGGTAAAAGGCCGTATTCTAACTTACCACCGTCAAACTTACGACCTTTTTCCATCACATTTCTCCAACGTAATTGGCAACTGCTGGCATATCTCCGTGGAAGTGATATGTACCAATGTGTGCAGTTCTCATCCAAGGACACAAGAAGATTTGTCCGCCCATTTTACGCCACATTTGACAGAACATATAGTCTTCTGACAAGTAACGGTCAGAACCACCACCTGTGATAGAATCTTTGCTGTCAATAACTGTATCAAAGAAGGCATGAATGTAACGTGAACCATCGAAGTTGGCTTGGCCAACATGGTCTGGTTTGTAACGAATCATTGGATATGCTTCTTCCATTTTGGCAAATACTTCACGTTTAACCATCATAAAACCTGTACCAATTTCTAGTACGTCTAATGGTTCTGTAACGTTAAATTGTGATGTACCTTTAACAGGATTGAACACAAAGTCACCAGCAACTTTTTCAAGTAGTTGAGGTTCAATATCAGGATTCTTTGCAATTGCGCCTTTGACTGCACGCCATTTGATTGCTTTCTTAGGATAAGGACCACCAATAACGTCTTTGTCTAATGCCAACATAGCCACAACATCTTGTGGATTAAAGTTGATGTCCGAGTCAATGAACAACAGGTGTGTGCATTCGGAACGATGGATGAATTCGTCAACAAGATAATTTCTTGCACGAGTAATTAGGGACTCATTGAATAAGAATGAGAATTTAATTTGAATGCCATATTGCATACAAAGACCTTGTAAGTCCAAACATGCTTTCATGTATAGACCGTGATTTTGCCCACCATACATTGGTGTGGCAACGAAGATACTATACTTTCTTAGTTCTTCCGTTTTGATTGAAATTTCCATCTAGACTCCAAGATAAAATAAAAAAAGGGGACCACCATTAGATGGTGGACCCCAAGACTGCGATTAAGCAGTTAGTGAGTAACCAGTTCTCAAAGCAGCCTGAACCAAGGCTTTAGTAGGTGTGCCTAAACGGTAGTAAGTAATCTTACGACCATCTTCTAGGTTACGAGTGTTTGTATAGATGCAATGACCTTCTTGGCGAAGTTCGTCAATGCGAGCAGAAACATTAGTAATACCAAAGCGGTGTTGTGCTTGCTTGGTAGTAAAAGTGTTGTAACCCTCTGATTTTTTCAAAGTGTTCAACATACGTGTTTTTGCGGATAGTTTGCTCATAATATAACTCCAATTAAAATAAAAAAATTCCTAGTTTTGCGTCACTAGTATCACCATCATACACTTATGTATGTGAGATGTCAAGCATAATTGTGGTATACTTGACTATCTGCCAACTTGTGGCAGATATTTGGCCTTGGTTTCTTCCCAAGTCAAATAGATTAGGTCATCATAGAATAGGTTTTCATATGATACCATGTTTTTCTTTTGCAATTGCCTGATTCGGCCTTTGGCATATTTGGTCTTCCAAATTGTTGTCAATGCTTCTTCACTTGTATCAAAGGATTTTACCAAAGCATCTTCACCAATTTCCTTACGGAGATACTCATTAGTATTGTTATACAAAGGAGAAAAATAAATTCCACGTTGGTGAGCCGTACGGATAAGTTCTTTGGGAATACCAAGTTTAGGATAGGCAAAGTTCAATGACCTGTTTTTATGGTCACGTTTCAGTGGAAGGCCTTGTGTGTTCTTGGCTTCCCACCACTCAAAGTATTTTCTTGTGTGGTTTTCTTTAATCCAATTATACACCATGTTAGCAGTAGAACGTTTAGGTTCAAATGCAACTGATCCTGAAGAAAAACCCATAGCATTCCAATGCGTGAGGCCATCGTATTGTGATAGGCCACCTGCTTTGGTTTTTCCATAGAGTGACGTTGTAGTAACGCCAACAAGAGTGTCTCCATATTGTCTCTTCCAATCATTCTGTACTGTATCAGCCAAACACAATAAGGCCAACAATTTACCACCCATGTAATTGTAACCAAGTGGTTGCAATGGAACGATTGTAGAACCGATTGCAGTATGGTTAATCATACCTTGTTGTGTTTTAACATCCCTAGACCATCCAATTGCATTGTCTCTAGGTGTTAGGTCTAAGAAGTCAGATGAAATACAGATGACACCAAGATAGTTTCCTGTGACTTTATCAACGACCGCATAGAATAGATTACGACCAATATTAGAATTGTTCTTCATTGTGGAAGAAAATGTACGAATGGCATTCCAAGTTTCTGCTAATGGTCCATTATGCAATACAAGTTTAGGTTTTAGGTTTTCATAATCATCTGGATTCTTTGGCATCCAAAAGTTTGTTTTAACTTCATCGATGATTTCTTTTTGGTTTTTATTGACCATTTGGAGTTCATCACCCCATAACGTAGAAACATTTTGTACAGGATAACGTTCTTTGACTTCACACCACTTTTGATATAGAGTATACTCCTTTACATCCATTTGTGATGCATAGGTCAAGTCTTCTATTAACTTGGATTTAAGTTCATCAGTATCAATGTGTTCGATGACAGGATTCTTTTCCTGCCATGCTTGCCATTGTTTCTCAACGAGTTCTGGAGGCGTTTGTGCCATTTGTATTACTTTCACGTTTCATCATTTGTGCATATGCTGTTGCCAACTTCTTAAATGTCTTCTGGCGTTTATTCATTCCAGATTTCAATGCAAGAGGTTTTGCAAGTTGAGTATACACTATTCCATTCATATGGTCAAGCTCGTGGAGAAAAACTCTTGCAGATATGCCATCCAGAGTCATGTTCTTTGTTTCTCCTTGGAAATCTTGGTATTCCACGGTAATCTTTTTGGCTCTTGTGATATGTAATCCTAGAAGTGGAAAAGAAAGGCAACCTTCCATCATGTGAGCTTCACCTTCGGATGTGAGAACCTTAGGATTGAAAAATGCCACATAATCATCATTGGCACCCATAACAAAAACACGGTGTTTAAAACCACATTGATTTGCGGACAGGCCAACACCTTGTTCACGTTTACAAGTTTCCACTAATGAAGAAGCAAACTTATTTGGATCCACTGGAGGATTTGCAAAGTCAAACAAAGGCAATGGTTCAAATAGAACAGGATCATTCTCAGCAACTAGTTTGAATGTTTCAATGTTCTCTACTACTGATTTGACATCACCCTTTAAGGCGTCACTGGTATCTAATTTAAAGACACCTTCTATTGGTTTAATTTCGCTCATATAATCACCTGTGAAAAATTATTGACTTTTTTGAATTTAATAATGGACCTAAACTTGTCAAAGAGTTGGTCGCCTTTATGACTAATAACAAAGATGTTTGTTTCGGTTCCCATCTCATGTATCAGTTTCAAAAACTCATCTGTACCAACACTATCTAGGCTGGAATCAAACACTTCATCTAGTATTAGTAGATTGGTATTTGTAGAGTTCTTCATCTTAGCAACTTGACGCCATGTAAACAATAGTGCCAAATCGATACGCATCTTTTCACCTTCGGAAAAATTAGAGTAACTAAACTCATCACGATGCCGTGACTTGATTGTTTCTTCAAAGTTCTCATTCAGGTTAAAGTTAACAAAGAAGTCCATGGCCTTTAGATATTTGTTTACCAACTTATTGATGATAGGCAAATACTGTTTAATGATTTTGGTTTTGATACCATTATCTTTCAACAATGCAGCTGCATATTCATGGTAATGTTTTTCTACGGCCAAGTCTTCTTGTACCTTAATCAATGATGTTAGTTCAGATTTTAATTCCTTTAACTTGTCATTCTCTTCTGTCAAGTTTTGTTTCTTTGTACCAAGTTCTGTTATCTCTTTGTTCAACTTGCCAATAAAAGTATTAATGGCAGATATAGTTGAGTTATGTTTTAAAACCTCGTTGTTGTGTTCTTGGATGTGTTTAGCTATTTTTTGGATTTCTTCGATCCTTTTGTTTGTTGCTTTGATTTGTTTTTCAATATCAACGATTGCAACTCCAACTTCTCCTTTTGTTTGATTGATTCCATTAAGCTGGCTATGTCTGAACTCTTCAGCGATACCTTGCTTGCAGGTTGGACAGTCGTGATTTTCTTCATAAAACTCCTTCTCCCTCTCTAACTTTTTCAAACGTGAACCAAGTTTGGATTCCATTTGAATCAACTTGGAACTCTTTTTTTCTATGGAAAGTTTATCGTTAATCTTATTGTTCAAAGACTCAATATGTTTTTGGATAAGAACAATATCTTTATTCAAAGAAGACACTTGTTTTTCGGATTCTTCTATCTCTTGTTGCTTTCTTTGGATTTCTTCGTCATTGTGTTTTTTGTTTTCTTCGATGTTTTGCTTTTGCATCTTAATCTTTTCGGAAACCAACTCCATCGAATACTTGTTTTTGGAAGATTCTTCTTTGATGCCAGACATTCTTTCTTTAATCAGGCCATTCATTGATGTGAAGATTTGGATGTCCAACAGTTCTTCAATGATTGTTCTTCTGTCGGCAGGAGATAACTGCATGAAAGGAACAAATGATGCTGAACCAAGAATAACAATTTGTGTGAAAGACTTATAGTTAAACTTGAGTATGGATTTTTCCAAGAAGTCTTGGTAATCTTTGGCCTTGGCGTCCTGATTAAGCATTACACCATTACAAAAAATTTCAAACGTATTTGGTTTGATACCACGGATAACTTTGTATCGTTTCTTACCAATAGAAAATTCAATCTCAACTACAGCATCCGAGTTGTTGATTGAGTTTATTAGGTTTGGTTTGTTGATTTTACGGAATGGTTTACCAAAAAGTCCAAAACATAATGCATCCAATATGGTAGACTTGCCCGCACCATTATTACCAATAATCAATGTATTGGTAGATTTGTCCAGTTTAATCTCGGTAAAAGTGTTACCCGTAGATAACAAATTCTTCCATCTTATGTTTTGGAATTTTATCATGCCTGTTCTAAATTCAAAGCCTCAACGTATAACTCACGCATCATGTTTTTCAATTTGGTATTATCAATACCATCATTCTGGAGAGCATCCACATACTTGTTAATGATTGTGATTGTATCTTCCGCTTCGTCTATCTTATCATCTTCTGCTTCATCTGTCAAGTCTAAAGCGTCTTCAACAATGGTAATATCGGCAGGATTAACATCATACAACTTATTCATATACTGGTCAAACAAATATGGATTGGCTTTGTTTACCACTACCACTTTGACATACTTGTTTTTATAATCTTCCAATGATGTTGATAGGACATCACTTATAGATGATACTTTGTCATCATATACCAATCTGTGGAACATTACATTAGGATTATGAATGAAAGTAAGTTCACGTTTATCCAAATCAAAAAGATGGAACCCACGAGGATCGTTGTAATCTTGCCAAGTGAGTTCATAAGGATTACCCAAGTAATAAATGCCATCAGCATCAGATTTATGGTGATAATGGCCTGAAAAGGTGTATTCAAACTTATTGAACAATGAACGATTCAATCCTTCTTCTGATGGCATACCACGATGCATGGCAAAACCTGCAATTTCAAAGTGTCCCATACAAATAGGTGCATCAGTTTTTTTCAACATCTGCATACTGTCATCGAAGTTTTCTGGACAAATCCAAGGCATCATGCAAATCTTATGAGGACCAACATAGATTTCTGTAGGATCATCTATCACATTGATGTTACCATACTCACGCAACAACAAGTCAACTGAATTCACATCATTGGTATTCTTAAAGTATGTGTCATGATTACCGGCCAACATATGGACATCAAGGCCACGTTCTGATAGGCCATCAAAGAACATCTCTTTGGCACGTTTCAGAGTAAAAAAGTTTACATATTTACGGCGGTCAAATGTATCACCAAGAATGAGGACAGTATTAACACCCTCACTATCAATCATAGGAAAGAATGTTTCTTTATAAAACTTCTCGTAATACTCTAAAAAATGAGCCGAGTCATTCCTTGCGCCAAAGTGTTGATCCGTAATTATCGCTATCTTCATACTCATTCATTACCCTATTAAACAAACGCATAACTCTTTTGCGGTATTCAAACCCCAAAATATTTGCTTTCTGGCCTTCTGCATATGGTGGTGTTCTTCCAAAGTTTGTGTATTGTTCTGATGTCAAATCAATAATCACATTCTCTTTGTCTATACACCACCAATGATAAATGCCTTCATCATCCAAAGCACGGTACATATGCATAGATTCATGGCCAAAAATCTTATACAAACATCCTGCAGCATTGTGGCAATGCCCAAACATTGGATTTGAGGCATTCCTGATAAACCATTTTTTAGGCAACAAATCGTATGTTAGGTTTCTTTTTATAATTCCAGAAATCTTCTTCAAGTTCTCTGGAGTATAATCTACCATCATCATTTGGCGATGGGTACCAAAACAGACTTTTCTTTTTCACGGTGAATGTTTAATACACGTTGTCTTAACTCTGTGGTACTAAAGCTGTGTTGCCTAGAATTGAAATAAACTGCCATTGGTAAGTTATAACCAGTGAATTGCTTATCCCGATACTCTTCTCCAATGATTCTAACATCAATTGGATAAGATGTCAATATGTCCATCAACTCTTTTTCTGTGGCATATGGTATAATTTGGTCCACATACTTACAAGCTTCAATTTGGGTATACCGCTCAAACACGGATTGTACCGGTTTATTCTTTTCTGGTCTATCAATCGTAGGATCTGTTTGCATGCCAACAATCAAAAAATCACATTGTGTTTTTGCTTCTTTCAACATCATGACATGACC